CCTTTAAACTGAAACTTTAATCTTCCGGGAGTCTTTTTACCTACACCTAAATAAATAGGATTAAAACCACCAGGATTATTCATACCCCATAAAGAAGGTCTATTAGGACCTATCTTTACAGCACCGTAAACCTCGTTAATCCAAAGCCATTCAATATGTTCTCCAACTATAAGTGTCTCAGCTGTTTTTTGTTTTTTAAGAGTAGTGTCGTAAAGAGGTTTTTCAGTTACTTTGTAAGACTCAGTAATAATTTTTTCAATGATTTCTCCTTCTTCTGTAATCTTAGTAAGGTGTCCTACTTTTCTTTGAGTTTTCCAATAAACTGTAGTAACCCTAACAAAATAAGCATTTCCTGTATTAATAAGATCTTCAGATTACGCATATACTCCCCAAATAGGATCTCCTCCATAAATAAAGTCGTCATGCACCGACAAAAATTGACGATATCCTAAAGAAGGCATTGATGTATTCCATTCGTGAGTTCTAGTAGGATCATAGAAAGAACCATCGTTTTGAACTCCCTGCATTGCATACGTAGCACCTTTAACCGGATAATTAAGTTCTACACTACGGAGTTCTTCTTCTGACATTAAATAACCATATTTGTCAATAACATCTGAAGCAGTCATTACATCTATTTTTCCTACATAATTACCTTCAGAAGTATATCTTACAGAAGGAGATTTATGATAAAATGTAGTAATAGGATTCCAAATTTCAAGATTGTAATCATTTTCTAACATTTCTAAATGCCAGAATTCACGATCAGTAATAAGCTTGTCTTTAAAAGCACGTTCTTCAAGCTCGTCCATTTTAAAACGTTCAATATCAACATTATGCTGATGTTGTGCCCACATTTCACACATAGAACGATAACTTTTATTCATAGTTTGTTCTATTTCAGGAAGAGATTGAATTGATTCAGGTGACATAGCTTCCTGAACTTGAGGATCATCTGGGTCTACACCTTGTTCAACAAGCATTGCTGCAAGTTTTTGTTGAGCTTTTGCAAAAAGGGTTTCTTGAACCATCTCCTTTTTTACTTCTAACTGTTCATTGTAGGATGTATCATCTACAGCTCTATATGAAACAGAGGTATTTCTTTTTGCAAATTCTGAACAAAGTACATTAACTACATTAGGAATAATAGGATAAAATTTTAATTCTGTAGCTCCGTCATATTGAAAATTTAAAGTATCCTGCAATTCTGCTGTATCAGAAGATTCATCTACGATATAATCTTTTCGATCTATAATACCACGAGCAAGTTTATAATTTCTAAGTAAACGGTGTGCATTTCTTGCAATCTGTTTAATACCTTGCCACTCAAAGTAATCTACACAGGAAGCTAACCATACATCATCTTTTTCTTTTTCAGGAAGAAACTGTAAAGGTTGAACAATTAAACCAAGTCTGTTATTTCTTTCAACCTTAGCTCCCTGCTTAATTTGTAACGCATTAACTACTCTCATCTTATATTTTTAAACGGAGACTTTCTAATTTTTTGTGATTGTCCTATCATATTTCTAAAAGGACTCTTCTTCAATTTATACAAATCTTTGTTAGTATCCAAATCTTTGTTTACCACCTTTTTAGCATATCCTTTATTTGCTACTTGTACTTTAATAAATGCTACTAAAGCACAAAAAGTTACTAACCTATCGACATTTAAACCATCTACATAAGCTTTCATTTCTTTTATTAGCATAGGATCAGGAATTCTTTCAACACCGTAATTTCTTTTTACTACTTTTCCTTCACCTGCAGTTTCTTCGTTAATTACTTCTTTAACATATTCTATAGCGTGACTTAAAAGGTGAGTCTTAAAAATACTACCTACGTTTTTCCAACCATATTCTGATCTTACTGTAGAAGTAGCTGTTAATTCTTTCAAAAACAACATCTTATCTTTAGGTACCAAAAAATGCTGTTTCTTTTTAAGAATCATATATGTAATAAAAATAGGAATATTATTTTCTATAATAGTCCAAGCATGATACCAAGTTATAATTTTAAGTAGTAAATCGTGAGTATCGTTAATATCATCATACCTGCCACACCAACTAGCTACTATTTTATCTCCTTCTATTTCAGTTCTTGTAGTACCATCTGTTTCATATATAGTTACTTCAGTAGGTGATTTATATACAATTATAGAACAGAGAGAATCTGAAGTAGTTGTAGCTCCTTCAGAAACAGGGTCAATTGAAGCATAATACATTCCAAAAGTAACATCTTTTGCGGGTCTTTCCCATACAGATAGACAAGCACGTTTATCTTTTTGTTCTTTCTTTACAGGGAAATCCATAATAGGGAGACGACCACTTTTTTTTGCTTCTAGCTCGCCTTTTTCATTGTATTCAAGATCTAAATATTCAACTCCGTATTCTTTATTATTAATACGAATCTCCTGAGCTTGTAAAATATGTAAAGGAAATTTAGATTCTTTTCTACTAGCAAGAGCTTCTTCTATGTTACGAGGACGCTGAGAAACTTCAAGTTGATATTCTGCGGGGTCTAGATCTTCTTTTAATTTAAAATAATATGCTTCTAACGCTTTAAGAGCATCTTCTACTAGTGAATTTCCAAATTCATCAATATAAGGTGGCATTGACCATTGTTCAGGAATAAATAATCCTGTTACTCCAGTAGTGTTATTAGAATCAAGAAGATTATGTTCTACACCTAAAAATTTATTTTCAATAGGACGAAGTAAATACTTTTTTAAAGGATCGCATTTGTCAAGTTCCCCTACAGAACCTCCTAAATAAAAAATACCAGTTTTAATTTGTCCTTGTCTTTGAGCAGGTTCTAAATACTTAAATGTTTTATCTGCTGTAGGAGCAATACCACCCTCTTCATACCAAAACTTACGACATCTCCCCCCTACACCTTTAGTTGGAGATTTTTCAAAAGTTCGTCCGATAATCATAGATTTATTACCGAATGTTTTTTTCTTACCTCCTATAGTTTCTTCTTCTTTTTGTTCCCAGTGCATTACTCCACCAGGATTTGTAGGACGATACCAAGCAGTATGCTCATTTAAGAAATCCCGATATTCATTTAAATATTTCCAAGTACCTTCATCGCTAATATAACCTTTATCTGACGCACCAATTTTAAGAACAGAACCTTCTTCAAAATAAAACTCGGTAATCATTTCAGCACACATCTGATAAGAATATGCTATCTGACGTTTTTTCATACACACAGAATTTAATCCATGTAATTCTGCACGAAAGTCATAAAGCCGCATATGATACTGAGTATCCCAAATTCTAGGAAACGCGTATTTGTTATCAATTTTATCAAAAATTGGAAGAAAATTTAACCACATATAATACGCTCGCGTAAGATACCATGTTTCTTTTTCTACTTTGACAATAAGTCCTTTCCTACATTTTTCTTTTTCTAAATCCCAATATTTTATATAATCTGCACTTTTAAAAGGAGCATCTGTATAATAATTATGTTCCTCAAAAAATCTACCATTTTCGTTAAATTTAGAAACTGCTGTAGCATTAAAATTATATTTACCTGGTTCTTTAAAAAGACTATCACAAAAATCTGTAAATTCTTGTTTATTAGAAAATGTAGTTTTTGTCCAAGTCCCATTATCCCATGTGGGTATATTTGTAAAATAAAAATTTTGTATCATTGATCGTAACCTCTAGCTCTATCACCACGAACTCGTGATTTTTGTTCTTCCATTAAATCTCTAAAAACTCCTTTGTAGGATTCTCTAATTTTATGAAACTTTTCAGCCGCAGATAAAAGAGCTGTAATATTACCATCTCTTCCATGTGTAATAGCAGTATTAGACATATAATCAGAAAGTCGGTCTAGCATTGATTTAATACCTACATATGCTCTAAGAGTATGTGTGTGTTCTAGATTTTTATATTTTTCTAAAGCTTCTTGAATTATTAATTCCTCTGTAGAAAAATCAGAACTGTCAATTTCTGATAATATTACTTCTTCTTTGTCATCTTCAGGAACATTAAAAAAAGGATTTTCATCAGGGTTAGTAGAAGCCGTATAAAATATATACTTATACACTTCTATATAACAAGTCGGATACTCATCCATTATTTTTTTTAGAAAATCTAAAGCATAACAATGCTCAGTAGGAATAAGTACTTTATCTTTTACATCAAATAACTTCATGATTTATGTTTAATAATAGCAATAACTTCGCTTTTTAAATAAGGGAGTTTTATCTTTTCAATTTCTTTAACAATAAAATTACCATTTATATCTTTTTTATATATAGGATATCCGTTAGCGTCAAGACTTTCAAGTTCAAATTTTATATGATGAATTATTAAATTTCCCGGTTTCAATTTAGGATTATGTTTAATAATCATATACATATAAAAACTTAACTGTAAAGCATAATGATTAAAGTTACAATCTTGCAAATTATCTACAGGAGCTAACATCATTTTATGACGACCTTCCCAATCTTTAAAAGAAGTTCTTTCAATTTCTTTATTGCTTTTATAATCCTCTATATCTACAACCATATCATCAGAAACAATTACCTTATCTGATTGACCACAGATTTTAGCAGACTTTAAATAGACAATTAATTCAGGGTAACAACCTGGTGATAATTTTAAATTTTCAGCAACTCTATAACCATCTACTTCTTTTAGATCGGAAGAGAGTCGTGTAGTGAAA